AAAGTTTCTGAAGCCTCTTTGCCTGATGGCAACTTGGGTGCAGCTCTTGAATTGAATGAGTACAACGCACAAGTTTATGATGATGCTTCTATCACAGCATTTTCTCCAACACCAAATAGCAATCTGTCAAACCCTAATTTTTTTAGCAATTTGACAGCGCCTACAGTAGCAAACATTAATCCAACTTCAACCATTCCGCACTTTGATGTTGTTTGCGGAATACCTGCAACTGGCAGGGTTACTGAAGTTACTTTGTTTTATACAACGGTAAGCAGCCCAACCACTTCTGATTGGGCGGTTTGGGGTGTTGAGACACTGCCTAACTCGCAACCATTTGCGCCCTCTACCAGTTTGACTTTTGCTGACCTTAACCTGCCCACAGCAACTTATTATTTTGCCTTTAAAGTGGCAAATGAAATTGGCGGCTCTGCTTTGTCTGCCACATCAACAGGCTTTACTTGGTCGCCAAATCCAACAACAACTGCGGTGGCTGGTACTTTCTTAGCAACTTTCTCACCAATCGTGATGCAAGTGCCGAGAAACTCATCACTTGTTCCATCTTTTACAGGATTGATTACACAACTGTACGGCTCTGCGGCTGGCGGTGCAATCGACTTTGTAACTGCTCAAGCAGATAGTGATGCGTCTTTTGTAGATAACACTTGGCGTATTGGAGCATCATCAACCACAGGCAATGCGGATGTATCTACATCAGGTGGCTTGGTTATAGGTTCAATTACTGACGGTGGCACATTCGCTCAATGGGGAATCCCAACAGCAATGACTTCATCACCAGCGACATTGACTGTGCCTGTGCGGTACAAATCTTCTTTGGGTGTGGTGTCTCAAGGCGCAACGGCTGTATTGCAATTTGTATTTGTTGACCAAGGTGCAACAGGAAGTGCTGGTGCTGATGGCAATCAAGCGGCTAACCCTACTCTGTATCAATGGGCTACCACCACACCATCCAACCCAAGCGGTTCATCTACCTACACTTGGTCAACAGGCGTTAACTCAAGTTATACAGGCGGTGGTGGTTGGACAACTACTATCCCTGCTAATCCTACAACTGCGGGGATTCAGTTGTGGACAGCAATTAAGCCAACCGTGGTGGCGGCTGGAACGACTACTTCAACAATCAGTTGGACAAGTGGCTTTACTATATCTTCTGTGACTGCTAACGGTGCTAATGGCGCAAATGGTACTAACGGCACAAATGGAACAAATGGTCTGCAGACAGCAAGACCTACAGTTTATTTGTGGGCGGCTACATTGCCTTCTAGCCCAACAGGAACTACAACTTATACATGGTCAACTGGTAGTTATTCTGCGCCTTCTGGCTGGAGTACATCTATTACAAGTTCGCCAAGTACAGGGTTTACACTTTGGGCGGCTACAGTCAATATTACTGATACGGCTACGGCAACCACCACCACAATTAATTGGGGCTTGTCTAGCATCATTGCTTCAGGTTATGCAGGGACTAATGGCGCTACAGGTGCTACAGGTCCTACAGGCCCATCAGGTGGAACTGGCGCTACTGGCAATCAAGGTGCATCTTCTCGAATCTGCTACTCCAAAACAACTTTGAGTTCTTTGGACACAACGCCAACAACTATCACAACATCAGGAAGCGCATCATTCCCTCCAAATAATTCTTGGGGAACTGGAACTGTCTGGGTTGCACAGCCACCAACAATTACTGCGGGTGAATCTGTTTATCAATCAGACGGTATTTATGACCCCGTAACTGGCAACACGGTTTGGAATGTTCCTTATCTTTCTGCGTTAAAAGTTGGTAGCCTTTCTGCAATTACTGCAAACACAGGAAACCTGACTGTCTCTGGAACAATCCAATCTAACACGGGTGCAATCAGTGGCACGACCATGACAGGTTCGGGCGCTGTCATTTACTCATCTGGCAACTTTGCTGTCGGTAACTCAACCAACAACATTACCTATAACGGCTCTGCTATTACGCTAAATGGAACGGTTGTTTTCCCTGCTAACATTAACTCCAACAACCTGACGCTAAAAGACGGTTCAGGCAATGTGATTTTGGGCAATGGCACTCCACTTAACTTTGCCAACATCACCCCTGCTTCTGGTTGGCTTAACACTAACATTTCTGTTTCTGGTGGTGCTATTTCTGGCATTGGTACAGGGACAGGAACTGTTGTTGCTAACGATCAAATTTATATTTCTAGTGGGAGTTTGTTTGGCATTGGTTCTGGTGCTGGAACTGCTGTTGCCAATAGCGCAATTAGCATTAACTCAAATGGAACATTGTCTGGTGCTGGTGGTGGCGCAGTTACCCCTAATGGCATTAATGCAGTCAATACCAATCTATCCAATGCGCCAGCGGGTATTTTGAATAGCAATGTGTCTCTTGGAACATTGGGTGCTGGTGCATTTGCTTATATCAATGCCATCACTACTGCTAACGTATCAACCTACATTAATAGCGCAGCAATTGGAACGGCTCAAATAGGAGTTTTGGCGGCTGGCAACATTGGTGCTAATACGATTGATGCCTCCAAGATTGCTGCCAACACGATTACAGCGGGGCAGATTGCAGCCAACTCAATTACGGCTGACAGAATGTCTGTCTCAACCCTATCGGCAATCACAGCCAATTTAGGCACGATTACAGCGGGTTCAATTAGTGGGTCATCTTTGAGCGTGGGTTCAAGCCCTGCGGTATCTGGCACGACAATGACAGGTGCAGGTGCAAAGATTAACACCGATGGCACATTTGCTTTAGGTAATTCATCTACTAACATTACCTACAATGGTAGTGCTATGTACCTTAACGGTAACGTAGTTGCTACAAATAATATTAATGCTAATGCGGTAACAATTTCTGCAAGCGCATTTACTGCAGGAGAATCTAGAAATACAGCCTTAGGTGTTTGGCAAGATATTCAATCAGTAGTAATTACAACATCAGGTCAACGGGTTTATATTTCAAGTTGTGCTATTCCACTTGTTGGAATTTACATTGACACTGAAGGTGGAAATTCAGCTATTTATCCTATTTTTAGACTTGCCAGAGATTCAAATGAATTATTAAGATCAGATCAAGGATCAATGTCTTTTAGCGAAACCCCTAGTGCTGGAACTTATACTTATAGCCTTCAATGTTTTACTACAAATCCGGGTGCTGTTTATTATGTTGAACCTCTTGCTGGTGGCTCAAATAGATCTTTATTTGTAATGGAAACAAAACGATGAAATACACAATTTATCAAAGCAATGGCAAAATACTCAGACTGCTTGATTGCGACAATATTGAACAGCAACTTGCCAGCGGGGAAGCCTATCTCAATAATTGGTTTCTTGATTCTGAATATTATGTGCAGAATGGTCAGGCAATACAAATGCCACCAAAACCTGACTATTATGCCGTTTTTGACTACACGACAAAGCAATGGGTTGAAAACGAAAACATGGCAATTGCTAGTGTTTCCCAGAAACGTCAAAGATTGCTATATTCAACTGACTGGACTCAAATTCCAAACAACCCTTTAAGCACTGCCCAACAAGAAGCATGGGCAACTTATCGACAAGAATTGCGGGATATCCCACAGCAATCAGGCTATCCCTACAATGTGGTTTGGCCTGTTGCGCCAACCTAAAAAGCCTATTAGAATCTGTAAAACAAGACACAACATCATCCGCAGTTCTGTGAGTGCATAGAACTTGTTGTAACCCAGAATGGGAAACGGAATTCAATATGGCCTTGTTCTCTAAGAACCTACTTAATCAAATTTCTGGGTTCGACAATCCAATTCTTGCAGGCGAATTGGTTTACAACCAAAATACTTATTGGAATTTGACATTCACGAATTCCAATACAAATCTGCCTATTGATTTGACTGGTGCGACCATCAATGCTCAAATTGTTCGCAGGCAAGTCACAAACATCATTGACACTCGCAATGGTTTGACCTTTGACATTGCTGACTACAACCCAACACCTACCGCTATTCCGCTGACAGTATCCAACATTGTGGCGGCAGCAGGCACTTGCACATTGGTGATTGACTCTACTACTTGGGGTTTATTAACAACAGATGCTCAACTTGAAATTAATGCAACAAACTGCGTGGGCTATTCAGGTCGGGTCAAGGTTTCTTTTCCTGCGGCTGGCGCTAATCCAGCGGATGACATGATTATTTTCTTGTTGTTCCTCGTGCGTTCTGATGGCATCGTTGTTGTATGAGCAAATTAACTGTAAA